GTTGCAAGGGGTAGTTTTTGATAAACGTCTGCAGTTTTCGTCATAGTTCGCAGTATGTTGTCTTTTGTCTTTAAATAATTTTTACGTTCAAGTTGCTTATCCAAATATATAAAGTATGTTTAATGTCTTCAATGACACAAATCATTCAGAATGCATTCTTGCATAGAAAATCTTTTGTCACAGATTCGTCTTTGTATGCCACTGAACCATATAGTGCAGTACCCATCATATTATCACACGAGAGTTTATGGATAGATTCAGAAAGTATTCCAGATGAAATTCCTGCTCTTGTTGCAGCAAACAATGAGGTAGATTTGACGAATGATTTAAGTTTTTTTGATTCTTTTGGAAACTTGATTAGCATTGACCAGGAGGCGAATAGAATTTCCTGTGTACAAAAGAAAGTGAGAATCGCGCTTACTAGGGGTGATTTTGGCGAGTATTTCAGTGTTGATCAAGATCTTCGAAGATTGATTCACGAGAATTTTGCGAGTGGATTTTCACCAGTCATAGAATACACAGATGATTTGAATGTGTCTCCGGCAATTCTTCCCAGGCATCTGTGGAACATTCAATACATGTCTGGTATTATCACTGTAAATGAGAATATTTTGCCATCGAACGTGTTCATAACAGCATATTTTTACACAGGAAGAGTTGGTTTGGATAAGAAAATTAAGAATCCGAGCACCGATGATATCGAGGAAGGTGTGATCAATAAATTTTTTACGAAGGATCTCATGCTTTCTCATATCAATGAGCTTGCTATTGATTCGAATACAGGCACAAGTTTTGTTTTGTCAGTGGGTAGCTCGGACTCAATTATCGAGGGCGTACAAAACAAGTTTTTCACGCAAGAAAACTTCGATAGAGCATTTCAAGCGAAAACGTTGACAGACTTAAGTCAGGATGACTCGGTACGTTTCGTTACAGCAGAGACTATGTCTAATCTGAATTTGAGTATAGGAGGAGTCTCAGAATTGGCTTTCTCAGAATTGCCTGCTCCCCCTGGCGATACGAATGCTAAGCTTTACGTAGAACGTAATCCAGAAGGAGGAAACGTCCTTTTTTTTGAGGAGACACCAATTAGTTCCTTGGTGCCAAATGACGAAAACAACAGCCGACATCCGGATTCGCCAGCTAATCAATTTGGCGACCAGCTAGGTAATTTTGTTGGTACATTCGATGGCCCAACTAAAGGCGTGCACATGGGAGATGTGAGAGGTAACGTACAGGGATTTGTCTCAGACCTAGGGAATCATCCAATAATAGAAGCAAAGGTTTTAGGAAACGGTGAGGGCCACTGGGTCGGAACCGTAAATGGTGACATAGTTGGGAAATTCGAGGGATACGCAAAAGTTGTCACTGGATCAGTAGATAATGCATCACACCTGACCGTTGGAACTTTTGACGCAACAGCTTCTGTTCATGTAAAAGCTGAAGATAATCATCTTAAAATCTCTCACACAGATGGAAGTGGCGCTCTGCTACAAGTACAACAAGATTCACACTTACTGATTTCCTGTTCTACATTACAAACCACTTCAACAATTATTTGTAATAACATAGATTGTTCACAAACACTCAATGTGAACGAGCTCAACACTAGCAATCTGCGTTGCGCTGGTCTGACAAATAGTTTTTACGGCATTTTTGAGACTGGACGAATCGAGGACGTGACTGAAATTGTAGCTGACGTTGCGACGCTCTCAGTAGCTAGTGTAAATTTGGTGGTTGCAGAACAAATTTCATCACATGCTTCCTTTGTTGAGGAGGGTATTTTTTCAAACATCTCTTGTAATAGCTCTACTTTTGAAACGATGAATGCAAATAAATTAAGTGTGTCGGATTTTCACGTGCAAAACTTGTCTTTTGATGCCTCACTATTCTTAGAAAACCCTAACCTAGTCTTCAACACATTGTCGGTATCAGCAGTGACAACTAATGAGATTTCCGCGGGAAATGTTAACCTGCAAAATATATTGGTTCAAGCAGGTGCAGACTTTCAAAATATTACATCACAAATCGTGAATTCACAGAAAATCATTACGACATCACTCAGCTGCTCGGTGCTGCACATCCCAAGTGGAAATATCGTGTCGTTGTCAGTTAATAATACACATACTGATAACTCAAGTTTTCTGACCGCATCCGTTAATCAACTCTTTATTGACGATTCTTTTTCGTCAAGTACAAACACAAATATCTTGCAAGCATCGGTCGCAAACGTCACTGACATTTCCGCGCTAACTTTGTCTACTTCTAATCTAACGAGTGAAAACTGTTTTTGTGATCTCATGCAATCCACAACGACAAAAAGTCAAACCTTATCTGCTGGAACACAAGTTGCAGGATATATTTCATCAGGAAACTTATTGGTCGAAGATACGTTATCAGCTTCCAGCATCGATACTCAAAGTATGAACACCACTCAAATACTCACACATTCTGTAGACGCTCACGTGGGCAGATTCAATGATCTGAGTGTCCAGGTTCTTTTTTCAAACTCTGCTTTCACGGAATTGAATCGGTCACAATCATTATCAGCTAACGTTTGCACACTGCATTCGATTGAGTCACTCAGTGTTTCTTCTTCAGTCGCAAGCTTCTTGAATTCATCTTCTGAACATCATTTATGTTCAAATTTATCAGTGAATTCGTCAAATTTTGTTTCCTCACACATTGGCAGGCTTTCCGTCAACAATGTTCGAGCGGTACGTGCAGTTTCTTCCCTTTTGTCAGCAGCATATACACATACAGACTTGGGGGTTGTCACTGGCACTCTTTCATGCGGAGGCTTGCTCGTAGCGACAGACTTACACACATCGACCGCACACACTCAAATTCTGAACACAGAGCAGTGTGTAGCACAACTACTTAGCACAAACAGGTTTGATTCTGATATAGTGAAGATTTCACTTTTATCTGTTTCAAATGCCAACCTAACGTCTTCCCGCTCATCAACCGTGAGTTGCTCAGCACTCACTTGTGATGATGTGCGAGGGACACGCGCGAAATTCGACATATTATCCGTTAGTTCGATTGTTGGTGTAAATTTGAGTCTTAGTGGGAGCAGCGGGGGAGTGAGTGCTGATTTGGTGAATGAACTTATCCTCTCAGTAAGTAACTCATTCGAGAACGCGTTAGACGCTCTGTCCCTTCAAGATTTACAGGGTTTGAATACACTTTCTTGTGCGACCGGAAAAATCGACACACTTATTTCAGATGACGTTCATACTAACACGATTCGCAGTAAGTCTCTTTCGGTCTCTGAAATTGCAGTTTCGTCACTATCAGTCGCTACATTGCATGGGATCGTCTTAACACAAGAGCTCTCAGTCACAGGATTGGTTGGGCATATTTCTACCGCATCGGTTACAACATCCGATCTGTCGTGCGGAACACTCTTTATCGATAACATTGTGCGATCACTGCCGCATATTTCTGACACGAACAATCCGGCAGTTCTTACGACTTCCACTGTTGGTGATTTTGCACTGTTTTCTGAAGATACGAAGCATTCGGGGGACATGGTCGTTGAAGGCAGTCTTTATGTTACTGATACCATTTTCATGGGTACAGAGCCAAGTTTAAACATCGAAAATGTGAAAAATATGATTGCGTCCAGCATTTCCGTCGGAGAGCTTGCAGTTGGAATGCTCACGGGTATTGGAGGAGGAACACTTGGTGGATCAATAACGGATGTCGTTTCTAATCTTCTATCCGTCAGCCCACACGATTCAATTCACGAAGGAAACATGCAGATTGAGGGGAACCTAGTTGTTTCGGGTGTAGTTCTCACCGGAGCTCACAATAAACTGATGAGTAATCATGGCTTGTTTGAAATGGAGGGTACACTCAGTGTTTCAGGTGACCTGATTGCAGGTGACATCAACATCGTACAAACTTTACTTTCTCTGCAGGCACAAATTTCACAACTTACTAGTTAGCTCAAGCCCTGAGAGCTTACAAACAATCCCCTATAGTCTAGTGGTTAGGATACTCCCCTTTCAAGGGAGATGCCGCGGTTCAATCCCGCGTAGGGGAATGAGGAGAAAACCTCCTTAAAAAATCAATGATGCACACGTGGCGGAGTAGTTAACGCGCCGTACTGCTAATACGGTTCCCATTGGGAGCACAGGTGCAAATCCTGTCGTGTGCGATATTTTACAACACTAAGATTCAACGTGTTCTGCTTTGTATTCTGAAATAGCAGCCCACGCTTCTTCTTCAGTGTCAAAGCTTCCCAAATACCCTTGCTTTCCATCATTAGTCCATGACGGAGGTATCATTGCCCTAAATTTGTGAGACGTGCTGCGGCTTACGCATCCGGTTGCATTAATCTTTCTTTTCAACCTTTCTTCGTCATTATCACGCATAGGATTAATCAATGACATCTTTAATGATATCTTTTGTTTTGTTTCTTCAGTATGCTTGTGGCCAGGGCGCCCCTTGTGATGATGTTCATGGTTCTCATAGTATTCCTTGAGTCCATTGCTGATATTCTGCCTTGTTTCAATTGACAGTCTCTTGCCTGCCTCCCCTCCAGTGGTACAGTTGAGCCCGTTTGGCGCCAGTGTGTCCCATGCCTTGATCATCTGTTGTTCGTAGTAATTGAGCTGCTCCTGCGCACATTGCAGTAACACTTCGACTTTCATGTTTTCCCATCCGTATTTTTTGATGTATCTCTTCAATAGCGTGCAGTTGCTGTTGTTTTTGCAGTGTTGTTTCATTCTATCTTTGAGTCCATATAGCTTGAGGGAGAGTGATACTCGTCCAGGTTTTGCCTTCAACTTTGCATGCACTCCTGGTAGGTTCTGTCCGATGTAACTTTTGCCATTGGGTGCAGTGATTTTGTAGATAGAAGCGAGCATAGTCGTGACAGTGAATACGGTAAGTCTTTAGATCTATTTCCATAAAAAAAATGTTTGGAATAAATAACTAATATTAATTATGAAGAGAAAAATATCTCCCACAAGACAGACTGGCGTAAAAAAACAGAGAACAAACAAGTTTAACACGCTCAGACATATAAACGAAAGAGTTAAGGCTGCAATTCCAAACCAACAACATACGTTTATGAATATAATGCAACAATACGTGGAACAACTGCCAAAACAAGACAAGGTGCGTCTGTTGTATAAATACCACAGGCCGAAATTCGCTATGCCTGGACGTATGACTATGAATACGATGCAAGAAATAGAAAGGACAAAGGGTGGGCTTAGGAAGAGGATAAAAGGACCAGGGTCAAGAAAGAACAATCCAATATTACTAGTAAGCTTGTGATCAGGTGAGTGTTAAATGAAGTAATAATTATGCAATAGTATTCCCGTCCGTATTTTTTTATGGTAGCGTGCAGTAAGTCATTAGATTTTTTTTCCTTGTAAATTACATTATGAGCAAAAAGAAAAGTAAAAAAGTCATCATTATATCTACTCCATTATCGCCAATGGTACTTATTCTTTTCCCATTCATGATTTTCATTATAATTGAGTTGATTAGAATGAGAACTAATAATGTATCAACACTATCACCAACAGAAAAACGATTTGATCCGCTCTTACCGCTACCACCACCAAGGTTAGGGCTTGTTCATCATTCCCACGATCATGAACCAAAGTCGTTTCGTAAAATTGGATTTTTACAAAGTCGTGAGCTAGCTGACAGTATAATGTTACCACTTTTTGGTGACAGAGCTCCGTACCGCAGGAACCGCTGGAATTATTATACGATTACGGACACACATCAAAACTTGTCATCAGTAAATTTGCCAGTTATATATAAAGATAGGAGTTGTGTTGATGAGGTGGCATGTGACGAATTGTACACCAATGATGTAGTGAAAGTACATGGTTACGATTCTCCGTTTGTTGTGCATATCTATTGATTTCTATATCTTGCGATTCTCCTTGGAAATGGTTTTTTTTATTTTTTGTTGTGTAATCGGTTTTTCCACAGACAAGGTCAACTCTGGTAGTTTTTCAGATAGTATTGATAAAAGTCGTGTTTGCACCATGTGTTGTGTCTTGTCATAATCTGGCTGGTTTGGCAGTGTAATTAATATGCTTCCACCACTGAAAATCATTATAGATGCTTGTTTGTCGTTATCAATATTCATTTTGACACGTGCTCCAGCAAAATTTTTAGTATCAAAAATGCAAAGATTGTTATATTCATCTGACTGAAAAATTTGCTTAACTTTTGCAAGATTGAATTTTTCATATGCTGACAATCCGGTGAACGCGTGTCTGTAAATGACAAGATCCACCATTGCTGCATCAGACTTTTCTTGAAGATCAATAGACAATGCGCTTTCCAATGCTTTTTTTGTCTCGTCGACAACGTTATCCGCCATTTCTAAACAGTGTGTACCGGCAACCACAAGTGTAAGGTTCTTGAAAATCTTTATGTTAATCTTTCTTTGCTTGCGAGCAGGTCGTAACTCAGAAATCGTGCGGTTTATCTGAAAAGAGTTTTTGAATGTTTTTATTGCCTCACCGTTCGTTATGATCATCATCGCATTTTCAACCATTGTGGGGGTGACAAATGTATCTGAATTCACTGGCTCTATCTGTGTTCTGTACATCATAGTGGTGACTTGTTGATTCAAAGGATGCGAAGCTCGTAAATGCAACATGTGTTCGTTCGGTAGTTCGTTCAAACGGCACTCGCCTTAAGTTGAAATGAAGCTGGTCCGTTTTAGAGTGCCTTATTTGGGTGTCGGTTTCGGAACGTACGGGCACAACCACCCACATCTTCCCTGGGTGCTTGGAGAGAAAGGGACGTGGTCATCCACCAAAAGAGCAGTTGTTTTGCGGGCCTTACAAGAGATGCAAGAAGACGGTATAACAAGGACGTAATGCAGTGCGTTTGCCCGCCGCGGCGCATCGACCCGGCGCGTTGCGGCGCAGCGACCCGGCGCAGC